ATAAAAAAATAAAACTTAGTCCAAATTCAATTACTTTGGATATTGTATATAAACTACATGAATTAAAAAATGATGATATTTTTAAAAACTTTCCTAAACATAGCTCTTTAGATAACTTAATTAAATTAAGTTTACAGAATTATTATAAGGATTGGAACTGTGACTTAATAATAGATAGAGGACCATGGGGAACACCAGATAATTTATATATACTAAAAAAAATTATTAATAATCCAAAATTTTTAATACTTTTAAGACCGTTAGAGGAATGTTTAGCTTCATTTGCAAAAATACAAATAGATAACAAAAATTATACAAAAAATAACATCAACAATTATTTATTGAGACTACTAAGACAAGACGAGGTAATCGGTAAAAATATATGGAGTATTAATAATTTAATAAAAGAAAATGAAAATTATAAAATATTTTATTACGATGATTTAATAAATAATACAGATTATTTTCTTCAAAACCTAAGCCTTTTTCTTGGCTTCGATATAAAAAAACCAAAAAAATTAAAACAATTTTCAATAGATCAAATTTACTACAAAGATAACTATATTGATAACTTACATAAAATAAGAACAGATAAAATTGAAAAATTAAATTACGTTGTGGAAGACTACTTAAATTATGATATGATTCAATTTATTAAATATAATAACCCAATATCTTTAAAAAAATTAAATGAAACCAACAATAATTAAAAATAATTTTTTTGAAAACCCAGAAGAAGTTATAAAATATTCGAAACAAATTACATGGAAAAAACCATCAAACCAAGACAACTGGCCTGGATTAAGATCAGACAATCTATTTGAAATTAACCAAAAACTTCACGATGACATAGTAGAGAAAATAGTAAAATTATATTTTAATGGTTACAAAGTATCTATTGAAAGTACAACCATACAGTTTCATAAAATTACATACGAAGATTGGTTACTGCATGATAAGAAGAATACAAGAATTCATAAAGATTTTACTGACTTAGCGGGTATAATTTATCTAAATCAAGATACAAATAATTTTTATACGGGTACTACAATTTACGATAAAGATAAAAACCCATCAATACAAGTTTCAAATTCATTTAATACTCTTGCATGTTATGATGGTAATGTTTATCATGGAGCTACTAGCTTAGATAAAAATGAAAGATTAACTATTGTAATATTTTTAAATAAAATTAAGGAGATAAAAACATGGCTATAACTAGAGGACAAATACCAGCACAAATTGATGGAAAATTAAGAGGGGCGAGAGACGAGAAAGAAAAAAAGAAAAGAGTCAAAATAGCTATTAAAAAGAAGAAAAACCCTTTAGCCAAGACGTTTACTGTTTAATTAAAAAATGATATAATTCTTGCATGACTAAATTATGTGCAAGAGGCAAATCAGCCGCTAAAAGAAAATTCAAAGTATATCCAAGCGCATATGCAAATGCTTATGCATCAAAGATTTGTGCAGGAAAAATTAAAGATCCATCAGGTGTAAAAAGAAAAGATTTTAAAGGTCCTAAACCTGCAGGTAAAAAAATTGGTGGAGAAACTAAAGTAAAAGTAAATGAAGTAATAAAGGGTTTAAAAAAAGCATCTAAAACACATGCTGCACAAGCAGAAACTTTAAGCACTCTGAAGCTTAAATATGGTGGTGGAAAAGACATGGGTGCTAAAAAAAAGAAGGCAAGAGATAGGTACGACAATAATTTAGAAGATTTACCTAGAGGTTTAAAAATAGATACAACTACAGACAGTAGTGGCTCTGCTGCAAATAAAAATAATAAAAAGAAAAAATCATCAAAATTTAGTAAACTACCTTCTACAAATAAAATGATGTGTGGTGGCGAGGTACGTGGAGCAGGAGCAGCGATTAAAGGAACTAAATTTAAAGGAGTATTTTAATGGGAAAGAAAAAAAGTATACCAGACTATTTAAAAAACTCACTTAAAGGAACAACATTGGGTGGAAGCCTAGGGGTTGATGATACTGAATATGTTACAGTACCTAAAGGAACATTAAATATTTCAAAAGGTAAAACTACTATAGAAGGTGGAGTCGCAAAACCTATTAGTAAATTTGATAAAGAAAATATTAATAGTGAAATATCATTAGGTATTTCTCGTGAATTTGATGATGAAAGTGGTGGAGTAAGTTTAACTGGAACTAAATCTGGTAAAAACAAAAGTGCTACATTTAGTTTTTCTAAAACATTTAGTGAAGGCGGAGAAGCTAGGGGCACGGGAGCAGCAATTCAAGGCAAAGGTTTCAAAGGTATATTTTAATGAGCCTAAAGAAATGGTTCAATGAAAAATGGGTCGATATAGGATCACCTAAAAAAGGGGGAGGATACAAAGAATGTGGAAGAAAATCTGCAAGTGGATCAAAAAGAAAATACCCCAAATGCGTGCCTGCTGCAAAAGCAGCCCGAATGACAAGTTCAGAAAAGCGTTCTGCTGTTGCAAGGAAAAGACAAGCAGGTAATCCTGGAGGAAAGCCAAATAATGTCAGTACCTTTACCAAGAGATACTATGGTGGTATGATAGACGTATAATATTTTAGGAGAAAATTATGGATAAGAATTTAAAAGAAGTACCGGCAAATAAACAAAAATCGCTAGGTAAATTACCAACTGATGTAAGAAATAAAATGGGTTACGCTAAAAAAGGCACTATGATGAAAGCCACAGAAGGTAAATTTGCTGAAGAAGACAAGTATGCAAAACAAGTCAGAGAAATGAAACTTGATGCTAAAAAAGGAAAAGGTACAAGTCGTCTTTCTAAAGATATCAAGAAAAAAAACATAGGTGGCGAAATGAAATCTACTCAAGGTTATGGTGCAGCTAGAACTTCTGGTTCGGGCTTACAAGATGAAAGTTTACCACTAGATAAGTCTTTGGATTATTACAAAGACATAATGTAATGAATTATGGCTACGTCAGGAACTACATCATTCGATCTTCAGATCGATGACATTATTGAAGAAGCATACGAACGATGTGGTATGCGGACTAATAGTGGGAATGACTTACGTAGCGCAAGAAGAAGTTTAAATCTTTTATTTTCAGAATGGGGCAACAGAGGTATACACCTTTGGAAAGTTCAACTTAATGAACAAGTTTTAACTGCAGGAACTGCAACTTATACTGTTGCAACAGATGTTAACGATGTTCTTGAAGCATATATTTCTACAACTGCAGCAGCAGGAAATACTTCATCAACAAACGATATATCATTAACAAAAATTGATAGATCTGCTTATGCTGCAATTCCAAATAAATTACAAACAGGACAACCTTCGCAGTATTTTGTCGACAGACAAACGACACCTACTATAAGTTTGTATTTAGCTCCAGATGCAACTACTTATACAACATTAAAATTTTACACAATAAACAGAATCGAAGATGCAGGTGGTTTTACAAAAACAGCTGATGTCGCTTATAGATTTTTACCTTGTATGTGTTCTGGCCTTGCATATTATTTATCACAAAAAAGAGCACCAGATAGAATACAATTATTAAAACAATTATATGAGGATGAATTACTTAGAGCATTAAACGAAGACGGTTCAAGAACTTCAGTTTATATCTCTCCACAAACTTATTTTGGAGATGGAGTATAATGTCTTTCGCAACTGGTAAAAGATCAAAAGCTATTTCTGATAGATCTGGACAAGCATTTCCTTATAAGGAGATGGTTAAAGAATGGAATGGTTCTCTAGTACACATATCTGAGTTTGAACCTAAACATCCACAACTTGATCCACCTTATCATAAAGCAGATGCAGTAGCATTGAGAAACCCAAGAACTATGACGGTACAACAACCAACTCAAGAATTCTCAAATGATCAAACTATTTCAGATTCTGGTGGTATTCATGTTGGAGTAGCAAATCTTTCATTACCTGGAGACTTTGCTTTTAGAACACAAGATTTTAATGTTACATCAAACGGTATTACAACTACAATTCACAGTATGGTTCCGGAAGATCCATCACTTCAAAATAGAAGTAGAGAATTAATTTCAACTATTGGATCAGTAGGAGTTAGTATATCATAATGGCTATTACACACTCATCTTTTCTTACACAAGTTAGAAACTACACAGAAGTAGACGCTAATGTTTTAACGGATGCAATTATTCAAGATTTTATAA